CAGCACGCTGTTTTCATAGTCGCGGCTGTCGGTGATCATCGCGTGGATGAATTGGCGGTAGGTGTCGGGATCGCCGGGGTCGTAGGTGTTCGGTGTTCCGCCATCACCCTTGAAGGTGAAGATGCGTTCGACTGGACCTTCGATGGCCATGGGCCAACTCGCTCCGAGGAGGACTAACCGGCGGAAAGCCGGTCCCCGTAGGGCGTCCTCGACGCCCGTCTTAAGACGGGCTACCGAGCTGACCGAATGTGGTCGAGCTTATCCCGATTTCGTGGGCGCTGTCACGGTGGCGAGCGCGGCGCGGGCGCGGGCCAGGGCTTCGACATAGGTCGGGCCGGTGTAAGGGCCCACATGGATCTGGTTGACGGTCCAGACGCTCTTGTAGGCCGGGTCGGCGTGGATCGCGTCGAGCCGGTCGACAAGGCCCTGGAGCGCTTCCCGCAGTTCGTCGCTCATACGAGGCCCCGGATCTTGCGGCGGATCGCGCCGCGCCGGAGCGTGCTGGCGCTCAAGCCGGTGACCAAATGAAAGCCGACGGCGGCGGTCTGGAAGGCGTCGGCCCCGTGTGAGTGCGGCCCTGGTCCATGCACCGGCAGGCCCATCGCGCTCTTGTGGTAGCCTCTCAACATCGCCAACCCCGTCTTGCACGCCTCGGCGTCGAAGTAGGCGGCGCCGAGCATGGCGCGCGAGGCGTGGATGCCGTCCTCCTTGGAGCGGATGCGGGGCACGGTGATGATCGGCTCGCTCTTCGGGATCAATTCCTCCAGCGTGGCGCGGCGGCTCTTGGCGGTCGAGATCTCGCGCGCCTCGATGTCGTGCGGCAAGAGGTGGCACTGGTAGTGGAAGCCGCCCTCGGCCTTCTTGGTCCTGAGGTGCTGGGCCCAGTGGTCGAGGCCCTTGCCGACGCCCATGATGTAGTCGACGAAGTGGACCTCGCGGCCGACGTTCTGCCACGACCAGATCGAGCAATAGTCATGCACGCCGAGGTCCCATGAGGTGATCACCGGGGCGGCGAGATCGACCGGGACCTTGCAGACGCGGCCCTGCAGGGCGAGGGCGTTGAGGCTTTCGGCGAAATAGGCGCCTTCGACCGGCGCGTCGAACGAGCATTCCATCTCGCGCGCGTATTCGTCGGGGCTCATGTCCTGGGTGAGTTCGCGCTGCTCGGCGTAGGTGAGCGCCTCCTCGCCGGTTTCCGACAGCGGGATGATGAACACGTCCCAGCGTTCGTCCTCCATCGCCCGCAGGCGCAGGGTGTTGAAGTGGTCGTCGCCGTTCGAGGTTCCTGAGACGATGGCCCAGCCCCGGTAGTCGGCCAAGCACGGGCGGACGACGGTCGAGAACACGGTTTTTTGCAACAGCGGATATTCGTCGAGGACGATGCCGTCGAAGTACATGCCGCGCATTCTCTCATACGCCGACATGCCGCCGTAGAGTTTGATGATCGCGCCGTTGTGGGGGAGGACGATGGCCAACTCCCCTTCCAAGAAGCGGACGCCGTCGATGGTCGAGGTGTACTGCTTTAGATACGACCAGACGAGATCCTTGGCCTGCTCGAACGATGGGCCGACGTAGCCGTAGCGCGGCGGCGGCCATTGCCTCCCGTTGAGGTAGGCGGCGCGGATCAGGTGGTTGGCCAAGCTCACCGTCTTGCCCGCGCGTCGATGCGCGCAGGTGAAGATCCACCTCTTGTCGCTGGCGTGCAGGCTGAGGAAGTGGCGGCGCGGCCGGTAGGGGATGACCAGCGGCGCGTCGGCGCCGCTGGGGGCTTCGTTGACGCTGGCGAAGGACAAGTTAGCCGTGCGGGGCGGGCTGCACCGGGGGCGCGGTCTTTACCGTCCAAATCTGCGAGGTGGGGTTCCAGATCGCCAGGACGACCTGATGGGCGATCTCCTCAGGCGGCGGGGGCAGCTCCTCGCCTGACGGCGGCACCCACGGGTGCGCTGGGCCAGGAGGGAGGCCCTGATCGGGGCGGCCTTCCTCGATGCCCCAGCTCGGATCGACAGGGCGGCCTGGGCGCACGGGGCCGGTGCTGGGATAGTTGCCGCCCCAAGAGCCGGGCGGGCGATTGCCGACATGCGGCGGGCGGCCGGGCAAGCCTTGGTCGGGGTAGTAACCGCCACCAGGGAGGCCCTGGTCGGGATAGGCAGGCGAGCCGGGCAGGCCTTGGTCGGGGTAGCCGGGGATGTGGCCCGGCGCATCGCCGAGCGGGATGATCAAAGCAATTTGAGCGCGTGGCATGGGAAAAGCCTCCTTGGTTGGGGCCTTTTCGGCTTATCACCTTGATGTGACAGGCGGAACGCATGTCGCGGGGCCAACCTATGCGGCGGGCAGGAGTTTCAGCGCCGCGTCGGCTAAGGCCATCAGCTCATCGACGGCGTCGGGCCCGTCCTTCTGCGCCATTTCAAGCAGGATCGGGTAGCCGCTGTCGATGGAGGCCTCGATCTCGGCCCGCGTCGCTCTCCGCCCTTCGGCCCACCAATCGATGCGGGTGGGCTCGCCGAGGCGGAACAGGTAGCCGTCGCCCGCCTTGAACGGCGAGATGGCGCGCGTCTCGTAGAGGGCGACGCAGCCGGGATTGCGGTCGAGGGGGATGCCGACGGTCGCGCGCTCGACGGGCAGATCCTTTTCGTTGCGGCGCATGCGCGGCTTGGTCAGGAACGGGCAGGCGCGGGCCGCGAACTCGGCGCAGTCGCGGTGCGACGGGGGCTCGCTGGTCACCCGGTTGACGACGCACATCGGGCCAATCACGCAGACGCGATGCACGCCCATTTGTCCGCCGCAGATCCAGCAGCGCCCGGCGCGAAACGCCATGGTGAGCTTGCCGGGGCTGATGACGCGGAAGTCGGGCTTGTCATCCTCCCAGTGGACGAACCAGGGCACCGGGAAGCCGCGCTCGTCGCGCTTGAGGAGCTTCATGCGGTCGGGCATTGGGGGCAGGGCTACAACCATCAGGTTCTCTCCACGACATGCATCACCATGGGGCCGCCGAGGGCTTTGATCTTCTCTTCGACGGTGTGTTCCTCCAGGCGGAACTTGCTGCCCTGCTCATGCCACTGATGGTCGGCCGAGAGCGCGGGCGGGAAGATCGCCATCGCCTGCTCATTGTCCCAGCGGACGAGGCCGATGATGTTCTCATTGGCGCGGCGTTCGAGATAGGCGCGGAGCGCCGGATCGCGGTGGGCGTCGGGGTATTTCGGATCGACCCAGATCTGCACCACCTCGACGTGCTGCGCTTCGCCGGTGGCGTCGTCGCGCAGGGTGACGAAGTCGGGCATCAGGTCGATGACGTAGTGCGACCGATCCGGCCGCGACAGGCCTTCGGTGTCGTCCTCGACCAGCCAGCGGCAATTCCAGAGCTTGCATTCCGGCGAGACGCGGCCGAGCTGCTTGTGGACGGCGCAGCCCTTGTGGTGCCGCTGGTGTTCGCATCGCTGGCCTGCGAGCTTGGCGAGGCTCTTCACCGGCAAAAGACGGCAACACAATTGGCAATCGCCGCATTGGCGGGTCATTGGCGTCTCATGCTGTCGCGCATCTCGCGCTTGATCTCGTCCCACGACCCGGCGGGCTGGCTCTTGTCACCGGGCTGAGGATTGGCGCAGACCGCGCAGATGATCTTGGCGCCTGGGTTGGCTTCCAGCGCCCGCTGGCCCGTCGGGTAGACGCCGACCGTCTCGCCGCACCTCGAACAGACACGGCTGTTGTCCTGGTCGGGATGCATCTTCCACATGTCCTTGAGCCGCATGGCGACGAGCGCGATGTCACTCATCCTCGACTGTGCCTTCGATCATCGGCGGTTCTGGGCGCCGATGATCCTCCGGCGGGAGCCACGTCAGGGTGAGGGCGCCGCCCTTGGTCGGCATTTTCAGTTCCAGATCGCCTGCGTGATGGAAGCCGCGTCGTTGCGCGGCGCGCGATTTGAGGAACTCCTTGGCCGAGGCGAGCTGGTTCATGAAATGGTCCTCGTCGTCGAGGCCCTTGAACAGGACGGTGAGCGTCTTATCGACGCCGCGCGCGATCACCTCGTCGAGGGCGCGGCGCAGGACCGGGGTGTTCATGATGTAGTTGCGCAATTCCTCGCTGTCGGCGTCGATCTCGTCGGCGACGGCGGTGATGTCGCCGTTCCTGGCGATGATCATCGGCCGCAAGCGGTCGGGATCGAAGTCGGTCATAGCGGGTCGATCCCGATCCCGATCTCGGTCGCGTCGTCGAGCCACTCCTCGATTGCCTCGCGCGAAGTGAGCTTATCGACGCGGCCTGCGAGATCGGCGGCGCCAGAGCCAAAGAAGCCCGCGATCCACTGGCGCAGATAGGCGCGCATCGCCGCGATCGCGAGCATGAGCGCGCTCATCGGAACACGGCCGGCGGCCCAGTAGTAGGAGCCCAGGACCAGGATCAGCGCCGCGACCCATGCGGGCATGGTCACGCGGGCTCGGAGCAGCGCCTTGATCATGCGGCGCCCTTGACCGGGGTGGCCTTGGTGCCGCGCACGCGGACCTCGACGAGGCCGTGCAGGGCTTGGCTCTTGCGGGCTTTGTTGTTGTAGGCCTTGGGGGCCAACTGATGGGCGATCCAGTTGATGTCGACCTCCACGTCGAGGTCGATCTCGACCCACTGCTTGGTCTTGCTATCCCAGACGGGGACGTTGCGAAGGATGCGCGCGTCCATCATGCTCAGCCCTCGCGGGGCGCGCCCCACACCTGGGCGCGCGAGGGCACGCAATTGCAGAAGCCTTCGAACGCGCCCTGCAGGCCCTGGGCTTGGCCCGCGTGCTGGGCGAACTGCGCCTGCAGGTTGGCGAGCTGATGCTGCTGCGCCGACTGCATCTGCGCGTAGGCCATCGCGCTGCGCCCGTTCATTTCAGCCCAACTGGGCGTCGGCAGCGGCTGCAGGCCCTGGTGCTGCCGCATCATCAGCGCCTGTTGCTCCTGCGCCTCGCCGCGCAGGCGGGACGCGATGGCGTGCTTGGCGAGGCGCTCGGCCTCTTCCTTCCAGTGGGCGCAGATATGCTGCTCGATCAGGATCTCGCGCTCCAGCGTCTCGATGTGGTCGACGAGGCGGGCGTGCGAGCGGGTCAGGCGCTCGACCTCGACATGCGCGTCCTGGGCCTCGCGGCGTCCGTCTTTCAGCCCGGCGTCATAGCCCGCGATGAAAAGCGGGTCGGCCTTGTCGGCCTTTGGCCTGGGCAGCAGCGCCACCAGGGCGCCGATGGCGGTTCCGATCAACGACATGCTCTCCTCCTTTGGTCCCAGTTTGGTTCAGTTTGGTCGACCCATGTCTATTTCGGCGTAACTGGTGGTGTTCTTGGCCGCCATCAGGGCGCCCTCGATCAATCTTACCGCATCGACGGGCTCGATGTTGCCGATCACCGCGCTGACGCCGGTCGTGCTGAACAGCATCATCATGAATTGCAGGTTGGCCTCTTCGATCAGGCGGGCCGCCGCCTTGGCCGCCTCCTGCTGGTGCGGCGACAGCATCGCCCAGGCGGTCATGGCGTCCTCTCCAGCTCGATGTATTTCTCGACGCAGTCGTCGCAGAAGCTCGCGGTCCAGCCTTCGCTCGACCACATCGAGGTCGGCACATCGACCTCGCCGAACGGGGCCTCGCAGACCGAGCATCGGTCCGGCGCCGTCTCGTTGGGGCCGCTCCAGTTGATGGCCATCGTGTCGAGCTTGAGCCTAAGGCGCATCATATTTGCTCCCGGTTCAGGCTCTCAGCGTCATGGGCCATGTGCTTGAGGTCGGCCGCGTACTTAGCCAGCGAAGCCAGCGGCCCCGCGTCAAAGGCGATTGCATGCTCGCGACCGTCGCGTTCCGCCCAAACCCAGATCTGATAGCCGTCGAAACCCGCGCATAAACGCCGTCGCCAAGGTAGCGCTTGAGCTTGAGCTTCAATTTACTCTCGATCATAGGCCGCCTCGGTCGTCGTTGACCGGCGGCGGCGGCTCCATGCCCGCACAGATGCGCTCGGCGATGCGCGACAGCCGCCCACGGGCGAAGCCGATGTTGAAGATGAAGCTCTCGCGCTCGCGCGGGCCGTGGCCGACCATGGCGCGGGTGAGGGCGTGCCGGGCCTCGATCACCGCGCGCTCGATCTGATGCAGGTCGTCGAGGCTTTGCTTGTCGTCCTGGGCGCGAGCGCGGGGTTCGTTCATCATTACACCCATGTCTCCACGATCTGCGGTTCGTCGTCGGGCTCACGGCCGAGCCGGTAGAGGCCCGCGCGGGTGAAGATTAAGCGGATATGCTCCGATGCCGACCGAGGACACGGTCGTCGGCCTCTCGAACCTCCGCGCGAGGAAGCCATCGGGATGGTCGAGCGGCTTTTCGTAGATCGTCCACAGGGAGAGGGCGCCGCGTTTGATCGCCTCGGCGTTGGCCATCAGGACCTTGAAGGCGGGATCGTCGTCGATCATTGCGGAAACGCGCCGGTGATCGCCGCGCTCAACGAGGCGTCATCCTGAGCCGCGTCGAGCGTGGCGTCGAGCTTGCGTTTGAAGGCGAGCAGCTCCGCTGGCCCCGCAGCCTTCATCGCGCACATCGCCTTCAAGGCCCGGCGAAGCCTTGCCGGATCCCGCGTTCTTGTGGCCATCAGCACAATCAGCGTCTCAAACGCCTTCACCCGCGCCGCGTCAGTCGGCAGGTCGGCCACGGCGTCAATGAGATCCTTCACGATCTCGGTGGGTTTCATTTTTGGGCTCCCTTACCAGCCGGTTAATCCTTCGGCGCTTTGGCGGCCCTCTCCCGCTCGCGCCGTTCCGCCATGTACTTGCGCATGTATTTCCGCCGCCACGCCTTGGGGTCGAAGGGGGTGTTGTCGTTGTGCGGCCCGTCGTCTGGCGGCTTGTCGCCCTGATGCCTGCACACGGCGTCTTTTCCCACCGTCGTCTCCCCTTTTACGCCTTTACTGTTAAACGTCTAACAAGTTGGCCTGCTGGCTAAGTAAAAGGTCTAACAACTTAAGACGTAAACCCCCAAATCTGTGGAGGTCGGGACTTAAACCGTTCTATCGCCTGGGTAGAAACCCGCATGCGAATACCTCAATGTTGCTTTTCGACCTCTAAGCCCTTGTCGCGCCTCTCAATCAACTTATCCACAGCCTCGGCGGTAATCTCCGGCCAATTTAAGAGGATCTCGAAAATGACCTCGGCCATGCGCGGCACAGGCCGCTCACCCGACAGCCACCGACGCAACGTGATCGGTTGTACGCCCAAAAACCGCGCAATGTCAGCATGAAACACCCGCCGGTCCTCCTTCCGGCCGCGCCGTAAACATTGCTCAATCACATATTTCAGCCGCGCCGCATCCATCAAAGCCCCCATCGCCAAACCGTGGTAAGTAGGCAGAGGACGCCTCAGACGCGCCAAGTATTCGGTTAAACGTCTAACAACTATTCGTGATGTTGGCTATGCCGTAGGCATTTCTCGCATATTTACGGCATGTTGGCCCAAAGGCACAATCGGCCAATGCCCCGCAAACCCAAGGAGCCCGATCCCCGCATCATCATCCCCATACCCCCCAGGCTCCTGCAGCAAATCGACGACTACCGATGGCAAAACCGCATCCCATCCCGCGCCGAAGCCATCCGACAGCTGGTCAAAGAAGGCCTCAAGACCAAGAAGTAGGTGGAGCCTTCTCCAACGCCTTCCGAGCCGCCGCCTGCCGCTCACGATACCGCCGCATCCGCTCTGCCGAACTCACAGGCCCATCAGCCGACCAAGATCCTGGCAAGGCCTCCCCAACAGGCTTCGCAAACCGCTTGTACGCGGCTTCGTCGTCAACCCCGCCATCCCACTTCAAAGTAGCGTCCAAACCCCCCGCCAAACCCTTCCAATAGTCCTCACGCCCCTGATACCAACGCCCGTACTTCGTATCGATCCCGTCCGGCCATAACGACGGTGACGCCAAATACCGCTTCACCAGCCGAACCCGATCCGCCCACAGCCTCACCTTGGCGTATTCAACCATCCCCAAATCTCCCCGTTACGAAGCCCGTTACGAAACCCAGCGTAACGGCGTAACGCAGCGTAACGTAACGTAACGGTTAGACTAGGTTTAACCTATCACTTGGCGGGGCTGTAGTCTGGAAATGAGGCGGGGGGTAGGATGGGTCCCCCCCCTCGGGGCCCCCCCAACGATGGGTGCTATAGGGGGGTGTTTTCGGGTTTCCAGAAAGGAGGGCGACCACCCTTTGGTCTGGTTGCGTCACGCGACTATGTTGCAACGATCTATGATCGACGCACGTAACCAATTGAATGTGCTGAAGATTTTGTTTTGAAATCCGCTGTGCGTGCTAGCGCATTGATTTCATTAGGTTGTATTCCCGCACGGTGCGGGATTTCGCTGTGATCTGATCCACATGCATAGCTCGCATGGATAGCGCAGTTGTGCTGCGGTTGCGTGCGGTTGCAACAGTCCGATCCGCAGCCGCGACCGTGCCACGCGGGCCTGAGCTGGTCAAGCCTGCGCCTAGCCGCATATGCTCGAGATTTCGGATTGACCGAAGATTGCGGTCCACCGAAGCATTCGCGCGCTGAATACTTGGGGCCAGCACAGTGTGATGCAAAACGAAAACCTCAATGATTTCAATGGGTTACAAGTGATCACAGTCGGGCGCCACAGCTCGGTGCACTTTCCTGATATTGGTTTACAGGCCACGATCTCTGGCTTGCTTGGTGCGGAGCATGAGTTTTGCGGCGTTTAGGCGCTGTTGAGGATCATCGCTGTTTAATGCAGCGATGATGGTGACTTGAGCTGCATCCAGCGCCTGTTCGAGGGTTTCGGTTGATCTTGCCCGCCAGATTGGCGCGATGTCGATGAGCTGTCTTGTGGCTTCGACTGGCCGATATGTCCTGATTGTATCACTTTCGTTTTCGCTTGCGTGTTGGCTTGCGAGTTGATGCAGCCTCAGTTCGACCATGCGTCTGCGCATAGTCTCCGCGAGCGCGCGGCTGTTGTAGACGATCTGCGCCCTGCCTTCCCATGACTTGGGCGTCTTGAGCTTCAGCGGCGTCTTGGTTTCGAGCTTGGCGATGAGCTGGTCGAGAATGCGGTCTTTTGCCCGTCGGCGCTCATCCCTGCCGAAGCCCATTCGGGTGCGGTATTTGATGCCCATGGTGTCGCAGCATCGAAGGCAGCGTGGCGCATCGTCGATCAGGTACAGCGTGCCTGCGAGCTTGGCGCATTTCGGGCAGACGAAATACGAATAGCCGCCGCCGTACTTGAGGCGCACATGGCCGACGCCGATGAGCTTGGTTTTACCGTTGGGGAACGGGATCAAGGCCTCGCGCTTGGCCGGATCGATCACGCCCATGGCGCGGAAGCGCGACACGCGGACCTTCTCGAACTCATCGAAAAAGCGGCGGCTGTCGGCGTCGGCGCGGCGTTTGCCCATAGTTTTGCACGATAGCAAATGGGCGCGCGATGTGAAGGATTGCGCGGGGCCAACCTTTGGGGTTATGCGTCGCGGCGATGGCGAAGAAGCTCACCAAGCGCGATTTCGAGAAAGCCTTGGGCGATCTCCTGCGCGAGCTTCGGCGCACGCAGCCTTGGGTTCTTCAGGCCATCATCGAGGACAGGATGAAGCACAGCGGTTGCAGCGAGGACGAGGCCATCCGCGAGCTGGCCGAGTTCGAGACGCTGACCAAGCGATTGCTTGAGGCGAGCCAAAGCATCGGTGAAGCATGACTTACGACGCCACCATCAGTGCGCTCAGATGAAGATCTAACAGCCTGTTAAACGTTGCCACGGGGCTAACTTTAGCGTTATGCCGCGTATGCGACAGGAGGACCAACAATGGACGACGCACGAAAAGCAGCCTTCCGCGCCAAGCTCAAGCAGCTCATGGAGGAGCGCGATCTGTCGCAGTCCGCGCTCGCTGCGGAAATATGGGGCCGTCATGTCAATGCTGAAGGCATAGATGTCGCCAAGGGCCGCGACCGGATTTCAGTGTGGGTCAGCGGCCACAATTTTCCCACCGACGAACAGTTGGAGAAACTGGCGAAAGTCCTCAAGGTGAAAGTCACCGACCTCGCATGAGCGATCCTCTCATCCTGTTTTGGGGGCCGCGACGATGCGCGAGCGCGTGCGCGCCCTGGTCATCACCGGCCCGTTCCACGACTGGGAGCTTGAGCTATTCACCAGCCTCATGCGCCATATCGAACGCTCCCGGCCGGATCACACCTTCACCTTGGTGGTCGACGACGCCGAGGGCGAAGGCGTCGTCGACGCGATCAAGGTTCTACACCGCATTTTCCCCAAACGGGAGCAACCGCATTGAGCGATCCAATCTTCCACGCGCCAAACATGCCGAGCGAACAGGCCAACGAGGTCCTGGCGCTGGTGGGAGAGATCCGCCCGCTGCTCGCTGGCAGGAGCCCTGAGGTGCAGGGCGGGGTCCTCGCCGATCTCCTGGCGATGTACATCGCCGGGTATGTGCAGCTCGGCGATCCTGAAGCGACCAAGCGCATGCGCGAGCTGGTGCTGGAGATGCACATCGTCGGCGTCAAGGCGCTGATCGACATCAACTACCAAATGAGCGTCAAGCCACAGATCAAGGCCAGGACGCAGTGAGCGACACGTACATCCTCAACGGCCACAAGCCGGCGCCTGAGCCCGACATCATCGCCTGGGGCCATTGGTTCGCGATGGCCGACCGGCACGTGCGCGATACCGCGCGCGACGATGTGCGCGTATCGACCGTGTTCCTCGGCCTCGATCATGGCTTCGGCGGCAGGCCGAAACTGTTCGAGACGATGCTGTTCGTCAATGGAGCAGAAGCGGGCGTCGAGCATTATTGCACCTGGGACGAGGCCGAGGCTGGCCACGCGCGCTGGGTCAAGCAAGTGTTCAAGCCCACGCCTATATTGGCGCTGCCCACCGAAGGAGACGCAAATGGATGACCTGCAGATGACGGTCGCGACGCTGATCGAGCTAGACGAGCCGGAGGCGTTGCTAGCGACGCTCAGGTATGCAGCCACACGCCAGAAGGGCGAGCGGTGGCAGGCCCTGGCCGAGGAATTGCTCAAGGTCGAGATCGCGCTCAACGCGCGCCAGCAGCCTGATGCGCAGAAGCTCCGCAAGCATCTCAGCGAGTGGTCGACCCCGGCCGAACGTGCTACAGGAGCCAGTCAGCCCCAACCCACAGGAGCTGACCATGACCAACCCGCCGACCCCGCAGCGCCCTCCCCCGCAACCGCCCAGGCCGCAAGCGCCGCCACCCCCGAAGCCTGACGCAGACCCGCAGGCCGCCAAGGTCGAGGCGCACGCCAAGGTCGAGTTCACCCCCAAGCCCGCCATCGATCCGCGCGCCGAAAAGCCGCCGGCGGGCGCCTATGCCGACGGCATGACCAGCGCCGAGGAGCAGCGCGCCCGCTCGGCCTGGATCGAGCAGCACGGCGATGCGGCCTATCGCGAGGCTGTCGAGGAGCGTCCGGTCGAGGACCGCGTCAACAAGCAGGTCCCCGGCGTCGTCCCGCCGACCAAGCGGGAGTGACGGCGATGACCTTCCAGGTGTCCGACTTTGCGGGTCAAGTCCTGCTCAACACCAAGATCCACCACTTCTACCCCAACCGCGTGGCGGAGCTGAACGCCATCGCCACCGCGTTGAGCAGCGACGTCACCACCCACGACACCACGATCTCGACCGCGCCCGCAGGCTTGCAGCCGGGCAATCCGGCCAACTCGCATTTCACCAACGACATCTTGCTGGTGGTCAACGCGGGCAAGGGCGGCAATCTCACCAACACGCAGATGTCGAACGCGATCACCGCCGGGTTGGCCAACGAGATCCCGCCGGTCAACACCACCGCGCCCGCTGTCACCGGCACCGGCGCGGTCGGCAACACGTTGAGCGTGACCAACGGCAACTGGACCTATGTTCCGACATCCTACGCCTACCAGTGGCTGCGCAACGGCGCGAACATCCTCAACGCGACCGCCTCGACCTATCTGCTGGTGGCGGCCGACAGCACGAACAACGTCAGTTGTCAGGTGACGGCGACCAACCCCGCGGGATCGACGGTCGCGAACTCGAACGTGATCGCGGTGGCGTGAAGCAGGGTAGAGCAGCACGGTAGCTCGTCAGGCTCATAACCTGAAGGTCGTGGGTTCAAGTCCCACCCCTGCAACCAACGGAGGCGAACAATGGCGGTGACCGATCTGACCGACAGCCTGCCCTACTGGGCCCGCCAGGGCGTTGGCTATGGCGGAGGCCCTGGACCGACGGGAGGGCCTGGATCCGCGCCGATGGGCGCTGGCAATAGCGCCTCCTGGCTCCAGTACCTGCAGCAGATGTTCGGCATCAGCCCCGCGAACGCGGCCGAGCTTGGGGCGGGCGGCAGCAGCCCCCTGAGCGGCGGCAATGACGGTAACAACCCCTATCAGGCGGCGGCGAACGTCGCGCAGCCCAGCGGGCCTTCCATCCTGCCGCAGGCGAGAGGCGCCGCCGTTCCTCCAAACATTATAGGGTCGCAACCAAGCATTCGTGCCGTATTCCCGCCTTCGATCCTGCCGCAGGCGAGAGGCGTAGCCGTCCCGCCGGGGCCGATGGCGCCCGGCTCGACGACCATGGCCCCTGCTGCAGCTGCGCCTGGAGCCGCGAACCCGCTGGCCGCCGCTGGACCTGGAGCCGCCGGGCCCGGCGGCGCGACCGGAGCTGGCGCAACCTCGAACCCGCGCTTCAGCGGCATCGACCGGCCCAACGCCGACCCCGGCATTGGCGGCGGCATGCTGGGAGGCGCCCGTGGCGGCCCGCAGGCGACCGCGCTCAATCTCGCTGGCCTGTTCGGCGGCGGTGGAGCGCCTGGCGCTCCGAGAGGCGTGAACCCGGCCAACCTGCCTGCGCCCGCCGCCCAGACGGTCAGCGGCCCGCTTGCCCAAGGCGGCATAGCCAACGCGCCCTTGCCGCCCACCATGCCTGACGACCTTCGCCGTCAGCGCGCCATCCAGCTCGCCGCCGCGCGCAGCGGGTTTGCTTAGAGGGCTGACAATGCCGAAGATCCTCGACCGGGCGGTGAGCAAGATCAAAGCGCGCGGCGGCGTCGACAACCCCTACGCCGTCGCCGTCTCCGCGATGCAGAAAAGGGCAACCTGAAGAAGGGCACGCTCTCCGCGACCAAGCAGGGCGTCCGCCGGGGCGCCATGACCGAGGCCCAGCGCCAAAAGACGCCGCCGCGCTCGCGCTAGTCGGCGCTCTCCTTCGCCCGCCGCGTGACCGCCTTGAAAACGCAGTGGACGAGGAAGTCCACGACCGAGCGCATCAGCGCGATCTCCTTCTCGGCCTTCTTCTCGCTCATCGTGCCCTTGGCCACCCACTTCGGGTAGACGCGCTGCCGCAATTCCAGCTCGCGACGGCAGCAGCCCAGGAGGTCGTTGAGGTCGATGTCATGCCACGACATCGCCGGATCGCTGATCCGCACGATGGGCGTCCGATGGTCCTCCTGCTTCGGCCACTCCTTGACCATGCGGCTGCGTCCTCAAAAAATGGTTGAAGGTCTGGATCATCGCCATCGTGCAAAGCCGAAACTGCTGCAGCCTCCCGGCAGTCTCCATGAGGTTGCGCCTCTCAGCGGCGTCGAACAATTTCAGCGCATAGTCCTCCGCGAGCATCGCCACGCGCCCCAGCTCGTCGAACGCATCGCGGCGCAGCAGCTCGATCACCGACGGGTCGGGCGCGTCGTCAGGCATTCTTCAGCGCCTCAGCCAGCCGGTAGATCCGCCATCCAGGCGCGTTAGGCCCGTCCGTCCATCGGCGAATGTCCGTGGCGTCGCGCATGGCCTGCTCAAAAGCCGGATCAACAGCCCTGGGCGCCGCCAAACCTCGCTGAATGGCGCGGCCCCTCGCCGCAGCGGCCCGGCCCTGTGCTCGCGCCTTGGCCAACGTGGCGACCGCCCACGGGTCGCCAGCAGCCGCCATCGCCTTGAGTTTTGACGTCACCGCTCCCTCCAGTGCCTTATTCTGAACCAGTAGCCTCTGGTTGGGTGGCCAACGGCCACCCAAGCTCCCTGCTAAAGCCAGACCCCCCCTTACCCCCCACGGCCTTTTCCCAAAGGCTACGGACAGGGTAGGAGGAGCTTGGCAAAAGCATCCCTGCATTTGCCGCCGGGCCTCGCGGTTCACCGGCGTCTGACAGTCAAATCTAGCAGTCCGTGCCAGATAGGCTTGGTAGCCCCACCCGCGTCGCCACGCCGCTGCTAGGCGAGCCGGAATACACCGGCCATATGCGTGACCCTTTTCTATTGGGCTTCGCCGAGTACATGAGCGCGTCTCGAAAAGACCCGCCGTGCATGGGGGCGAAAACCAAACACACGCAGGAAGTTCACAACTCGCGTCTTGGAGTTGTGATGATCTTCTGCTAAAGGCCGGGGAGAGGAGCCTAGAAACCCTCATCCAACTTGGGCCTGGGCGGTGTTCGGCCAAATGCGCCGCCCAGGTTCTTACTTCAGCACCTCCCTGGCGAACTCCATCGTCTCCATCTCTTGGACGATCCTGCCCCAGTGCCGCAGCGGCCCGATGGGCAACAGGACGCCGTCGGAGAGGCCTCCGTCGCCGCCGCCTCGAAAGCGATTGCGGGCGACCGGGTCGTTCTCGAAATAGCGCGCGAGCCTCCGCAGCGCCGGGACTGGAAAGAGCAGGGTCGCGATAGTCTCGTCGCAATGTCTCAGCTCATGCGCCCAAACGCTCGCCTCGGTCGCCATGACGCCCGACGGGCGCCCATTCCAGGCTGTCTCGATGCAGATGTTGCCGTAGTCCCACGGCTGGCGGCGCTCGCACTTATGTTCGAATTTGCCGTCGAGCAGGAGATGGGCGAGCCGGTGTTCGTCGACCAGCGCGCGGTTGAGCTGGAAGTCGAACTTGCCATCGCCGTTGAAGGTGACGCGGTCGCTGTCGCGCGTGTCGCTCATGCGGCGGCCCTCGCCTGCGTTCGCACGACGCCCCACGCTTCGAGCTGCGCAATCGGCTCATCGCGGCCGACGCAGATGGCAAACCGAACACCAAGCGCGCCACAAAGGGTTCCAAATTCGCGCTGCGCGTCACTTATTTGGCTTGAGAGGTCGCGCTTCAATTCGATGAACCCGACGGGCAAGCCCGGCGCCAAGATGAGAAGATCGGCAACGCCAGGAGTTAAGCCCGCCATCCCATGCGAAAACTGGTTTGGGATTGCGGCGACCAACGTATTCGGCAGGGCAAAATTGCGCCAATGGTCGAGCACCGCAGCCTGGATCAATTTTTCAGGCGCAGAGCCCAACCGGCGTTTGACGGTCTGCCGCGAAATTCCAAAGCGCCTGGAGGCTTGAGTAAGCGACGCTCCCTCTTGCAGGGCTTTGGCTGCCGCGCTGGCTGCATTTTCGTCAACGGGGGCGCGTGGGATTGGCAGACGAACAACGCCGCCAAGGTGCGCCCAGGCGCCGCCGGTGACGATGCGATTTATCTGCGAGAGATCAATCCCGAACTCGCTGGCCAAATCGCGAGTGGGAGCCCCTGCGATGGCGCGTGTGCGTATTTCGTTTGCCTGAGCGTTGGTAAGTTTGGCGCGGCGATTTTTCTCGCCGAGGGCGAGCGTCCCATGGCGGCGCGCGTCCTCGGCGTTTTCGCTCTTCGTCGCCCACCGCAAATTGCCGACGGAATTGTTGACTGGATTACCGTCCCAATGAGCGCAGTCGCCTCGTCCATCTGGCGGCGGCCCAACAAACGCCAGCAGCACAAGACGATGGACGAAAACCCGTTGTTTTACCTCCCGCGAACCGTTGTAAAGGGTGACGCGGAGGTGGTCGCGAGGTCCCGCCTCTGGCTTGAGTATCTCCCCCTGGCGATTGCGCACGGCTCCTTCGGAGGAGACTTCATAAGCAGGGAACTCTTCGACGCTGCGCCACTCGGCGGCGGTGATGGCGTCCTCGGATGGCGCAAATATCTTACGTTTCCGCGCCATCGCACGCCTCAGGCTGCGTAGGTTTTCGGGGCGAACTTCTGAAGTTGTTTGAGCAGGCTGAGACGCTCTTCGATCACCGGCAGCGGGCCGAACATGTCGAGCCGCGCCTGAGGCGCGAGCAGCGACAGCCAGCGCAGAGCCAGCTCCGTCGACGGCGTGCGGCGGCCCATCTCGATTGCGGTCATGTGCAGTCGGGTGATCCCCAGGCGCTTGGCGAAGTCATGCTGCTGCATGTCGGGGTATTTGGTCAGCCGTATGCCGATCAGCTCCTTGAGCGGAGGCCTCGGCGGTGGGCGTTTATGGTTTTCCGGCATTGGGGCAACATGCCGCTTTACCCAATCCTTCGTCAAGAGTTAACTTGTGCTGTCCACAGCAACGCGAAGTCGCGCGTTAGACGTTTAACACTATCACCTAAGCACCGCCGTGAGTAAAACGTTTAACATCGTTGTTAAACGTCTAACAACCTGTTAAACGTCTAACATATAGTGCGAATACTTGTGGATGATTGGGTTGTTAAACGTCTAACAGCCCCCTGTTAAACGTTGACGGCTAGCTGCCATGGGGACAACCTTCGGTCTTTGCATGAGGGACCAGATGAGCGATAATCAGCCAGCGGCCGGGGTCCCTTACCAGTCGGTCGCTGCGCCGCCCCCGGAACCAGTACCCCCTACTGCCGCCACCGGGGGCGGCGGCCTGCTCGTCATGATCGAGCGGCTCGCCACCAATCCGCAGCTCAACATCGAAGTGTTCGACCGGCTGCTGCTGGCGCGGCGCCAGGAAGAGGACCGCGCCGCCGAGCGCGCCTTCAACCTCGCGATGAGCGTCGCCAAGGGCGAGTTGCAGCCGGTCCTCAAGACCCGCGATGTCGACTACCCTTCGAAGAAGGAAGGCGGCGGGCGCACCAAGTACAAGTACGAAAATTTCGCCGATGTCGCCAAGGTCGTCGATCCAGTGTTCGCCGCGCACGGCCTCGCCTACCGCTTCGCCGTCGAGCAGCAGGGCGACATGGCCAAGGTCACCTGCATCGTCAGCCATTCCGACGGCTACAGCGAGCGCGTCAAGCTCGAAAGCAAGGTCGACCCAGGCTCGACCGGCATGTCGATGGTGCAGGCGCTCGGCTCGGCGCTGACCTACCTGCAACGCTACGGTTTGCGCGCCGCCATTGGTCTTGCCGCCGCCGTCGACGACGATGGGCGCGGGGCGGGCGGGACATCGCCCAAGATCAGCATCGAGCAGGCCAACGAGCTGCAGAAGCTCATCGACGACACGGGCCGCAGTCAGGCGACGCTGCTCAGGCTCGTCGGCGTCGACGAGGTCGTCGAGATGACGGTCGATCAGTTCACGCGGGCGAAGGAAGTCCTGGGCCTCGCGAAGGCAGAGAAGGCGCGCAAGAATGCTCCAGCAGGGAACTGACGCCTGGAGGCAGGCGCGCTGCGGTTCGGTCGGCGCATCCGATGCGCCGAGCGTCGTTCGTCGCACAAAGACAGGCTACAGCGCGGATCGCGAGAGCCTGATGGCGAACAAGGTCCTGGAGCGGCTGACCAACACGCCGGTCGAGATCTACAAGACCGCCGCCATGCTGCAGGGGACCGCGCGCGAACCTGAAGCGCGCTTGCTCTACTCGATGGTGCGCGGCGTCGAGGTCGAGGAGGTCGGCCTCATCACGCACCCGCGCATCAAGGGATCGCACGCCTCGCCGGATGGCTTCGTCTTGCAGCCGGGCGGCACGGCGATAGCGGGCTTGATCGAGATAAAGGCGCCGCTGCCCGCGAAGCATCTCGACACGCTCATCACCGAGACGATCAGCAACGATCACATGGTGCAAATGATGTGGCAACTGAGCTGCACCGGATATCCCTGGTGCGACTACGTCTCGTTCAATCCTGACTTTCCGCCCGCGATGCAGCTCTGGATCAAGCGCGTCCATCGCGACAACGCGCTCATCGCCGAGCTCGAGCGCGAGATCACGACCTTCATCAGAGAGCTGGAGGCGAAGGTCGACAAGCTCTCGCGCCGCTACGCGATGGCTGCATGAGCATGATGGCCTTTGTCTGGAACGGCGAAGCGATGATCCCGGCGAGGCCGAAGGCCGCCGACAAGGCGTACGTGATCGGCCGCCGCTACTGGCTCGACGAGGTGAGCGAGCGGAGCTGGGCCTCGCATCAGCAGCAGTTCGCGTGGATCGCCGAGGCGTGGGCCAACCTGCCCGACGCTCTCGCTGAGACATTCCCGACGTCGGAGCATCTGCGCAAGGCGGCGCTGATCGCCACCGGCTGGCATCGGGAGGCGATCATCGACTGCGGGAGCCGGGCGGTGGCGGCGCGCGTGGCCGCCTACGCACGCAACGAGGATGAGTTCGCCCGCGTCGTCGTGCGCGGCCCCACGGTCATCGTGCAGAAGGCGCGCAGCCAGCGCATGCACGGCCTCGACCGGATGCTCAAGGGCGAGTTCGAGGCCTCCAAGGCCGACATCCTGGGCTGGATCTCAAACCTGATCGGCGTCGAGCCTGAGCGGCTCCGAGGGGCGGCGTGATGGAGGAGAACTACACCGAGCTGCTGCGGCGGAAGGTTGATCAGTTCACCCGCGACCGTCATCCGTTTGGCCAAGGCCAGGGTGAGATCATCGAATGGCTGTCTCTTTTGCCGGTCAAAGTCCGCGAGGCGATCTTTCTGATCCTCGACGGCCATCATGCTCAGGATCATCGAGCGCACCTTAAGGGCGCCGAGACAGCGCGAACGCGGCGCAAGGGGGCGGCGTGATCCGCATCTCGTTCTCGGCCGCCAGCCAGCGCGCCATCGAGCGCCGCGCGACCGACATGACCGGCCGGAGGTGGTGCGAGCAGTGCGGCGCCGAATGCCCGACGCGGGCCGACTACGAGATCGACCATTGCATCCCCGAAGGCGTGCAGCCCAGCAACGACAACCGGCCCGCGCTGTCCGCAGAGGACGGCAAGTTGCTCTGCCTCAAGTGCCACGACGCCAAGACGCGGCGCGACGTGTTCGAGATCGC